ATTCTATCTTCTAAATTGTTATCACCATCACTTGATTTTTCTATATCATCACCATCACCATCACTTGATTTTTCTATATCATCACCATCACCATCACTTGCTATATTATCATTTGCTGTATCATATCTTGAAGATGAAGAAGTATTATAATATCTATTATATAAATTAAATATATCACTAACGTTACTCATTATATATTTTGTTTATAAATTAATATGTATATTGTATTATATTAATTTATTGTTTTTTTTGGATACTGTTTTAATTTTTTAGTTAACGATATAATACTGTTTTCATCAACTAAATCATATTTTTTATCTTCAGTATAACATAGAGTATTTGACGTGCTAAACTTACCCATTTGGTCTAAAAATTCTAATACACCAATTGCAGTAGCAGCATTACTTGTATCAATTTCATTAATAATATCTTCAAACATTTGTGCTACACTTTTATCTTGGTTTTCTATGGATCTTGTACTCTCTTTTAAATTATTATATGAATGTTTATCATTTTTTTTATATGTAGACTTTACTTTTTTATACTTTATCTCGTTAATTTTTCCGTATTGATCTTCACCGTAAATATCCTTGTAAATATCATCCTTATATGTAATAATTGTAATAATATCTTTTATATCTTCATCAAATCTGCTTGATATTTGTAATATTTTTTCTCCATTTATAGTTTTATTTTCCATTTTGTCCCAGTGGTTGGGACCGACTGGTACATTTTGCTTTTGTTTCTGATTATCAGTATAAATAAACCTATGACCGGTCCCTAACTTATCATCATACTTAAATATATTATTTCTATTATGCTGGTCTTTTGGTAGAATTCTTGTAATATTTGCTGTTTTAATTTCTGTTGGATTAGGTACTTCAACCTTTTTTGGATTATCCTTATTTAATGTATCCTCGTTAATTAATGGAAGTAAATGATCTGTGATTAAATTATAACTATTAAGATATTCCATATTAAAACGTTCAATATTTTCTTTTAATTTTGTAATTATAGGTAGAATATCAATATATTGTTGGTTTTCAAAATAAAAAATTTGTTTTAAACGATTAATATCAATATATTGAATTGGTGGAGGATTATTCGCACAACGACTAATATTAAAAACACCAAATAAACAAATAGTAATATCTTTGTAGAATTCGTAATTGTTTTCATAATTTAATTCATATTGTATTTCATCAATTAAGTTTGGATATATAGAATTATTATAATTTGATTCATTTTTAAATGCAAAACAGTTTTGTTGAGTAGGACAATAAGATTTTAAACACATATCTATAATATTAGGTGAATGCATAATTGCGTTACTAGCCTTGTGTTTTTCCAATAATATTTGTTTTATGGTTGTTCTTATTGTAGCTAATGTAGAATTAATGAATTCACCCTCATCAACGCGTCTCTTACAAATAAATTCTGCGTGTGCTAATCTGCATATTGTTTCATCTATAATACCTTTCATATAATTAACAAAATTGTTAAAGTCATAAATTGCGCTTCCATTAGATTCAATATTATCTAGTATCCACATGAGAAAAGTGGTATAGCCTTCCTCACTGCGAGATTTTAAAAAATCTTTAAATATAGGAAATTCTTTCTCCATAAATACCTTGGAAATTGATATAATGTCACCTTGAAACCATACAGGAATTATTGCGCCTTTCATTTTATGATCGGTATTTGTTATATTTTTATTTATATCTCCAAATAAATTGAATTTCACATCTGTGGTTTGCTGTTTAATTCCTTTAGGATATAGTTCATTTATAAATTGCTCCACCATGTTATCAACATATTTTTTATCACTAAAATTGGTCCTGTTAAAAAAATTATCTGCAAATGTATCATAGCGGTATTCCTCCTTGTTGAGATATGATAAAGTCCGTTCTGGACCATAAGACGTCTGTTTATTAAATAAAGAGTTACGTTTAGATTTGCCGTTTAATTCATTTAACGCCTTTATATATTCTGGGTTATAAGGTAGTACCGCATTCTTGATTATTCTTGGAATATTTTTAGCTGCAGTATTTTTATCAATTTCAGGTACGTTAGAAGTAACATATTTATACAGTTTTTGAACATTATCAAGATCACTATCACGTAATTTATCATGATGGTTATCGTCATTAAAATACTCTTTTTTAATATTTCTCATATTTTTATAGTAATCATCTTCTTTCTCACGTAAATTCTCAAAATTAACATTTTCGTATAAAAAGAAATATTTAAAAAATAAATATTTTAAAAGTTCTTTTTTTCTGTCTTCCTTCTCTATTTTCGTAATAACATAGTCAATTTTTTCAAAATTCTTTTCCAGATTTTTATATTTTTTTTCAATTTCTTTTGTACCTTCTTTAATTAAATAATCATAAATTTCTTTTGTGCTTTTAATACTAGTCGGGTTATCATATTGGGGTAATAAATGTTTTAGTGCAACTTTTATTGTTTCCGTATTGGTTGAATCCTCATCGCCTGGATAATCAAAAAATTCTTTTGGAAGAGACTTACGATATATTAAATTATTAGGATGAAAGTCATATAATTCTTCCTCTGAACTAATATTTTCAATATAACAAGTAATATTATTTGAAAAATTAATTTTTTCATTTTTTTCTATTGATTTTCTATCATTATTAGGGTCCAATACTTTGTAATCTAATGTAGTATTCTTTGAAAATCCTGAACCACCACCACTTAAATTCATAAGACTACTATAAAAAGGTTTACCAGTTTTTGTATTTTTCATATTTAAAAACTGTTGCAATGTTATTGTATCATCACAACGGAATTTATTTTCAACACCTGCAAAATCACCGATAATTAAATTACCTATATTGTTTGTCTTATTATACAATTTTACAAAAACTAAAGTATGACTACGAGAACTGTTAGGATTATTTGTAGTTGCTTTAACTAATCTATCAGTATCCACCAAATAAACCAACATTTCACCAAGGTCGGTTTCTTGATTTAAAATAAAATTTTCTTTTATGCGATATGAATGGTTTGGTGTAATATTCTCTGATGTAATATTCTCATCACTATTACTGTTATTTCCACCATTATATAAACCACTTTCACTTTTACTTTTACTTTCACTTTTACTTTTACTTTTACTTTTACTTTTACTTTTACTTTTACTTTCACTTTCACTTTCACTTTCACTTTCACTTTCACTTTCATTACTTTCATCGCTGTCACTGCTGTCACTGCTGTCACTGCTGTCACTGCTGTCACTGCTTTCAGTATTTCTTTCTATCTTGTTAGTGCTGTCACTGCTGTCACTGCTTTCAGTATTTCTTTTTATCTTGTTAGTGTATAAATATTCAAATTCAGTAGGTGATGATTCATCGTGTTTTGCGGTAAAAATAAATTCATTTGTTGTAAGAGGTTCTTTTTGATTTACATAATATTCTTTAACAATAATACCTAATCTATTAAAGTCTTGGTTATTAACTTGGTTTCCAATATTTTTACATAAATGAATTAAGATACCATTTTCTATACCATCTTCACCATTATAATTAATTAATGTAGAAGTTTTACCAGCACCACTTGCTCCATATCCAATAATAAATACGGGTTTTCCCTTTTGCAATTGTGTCTTAATTGAACCCATTCTTGCACTTATTTCTTGATTAGAAATTGGACTTATTTCTTGATTAGAAATTGGAGAATAGTTTGTATCATTATACAAAGGAAAGACTTCTTGAAATTTTCCAAAATAATATGTATAACGATAATCTTTCACAGTAAAATAAGTACTTGAATCGCTTTGTACGATGTTATCTTTATTTTTTTCATCTTCAGAAAAAGAAATATTTTGAGCTATATTTGAATTACATTTATAATAAGGAAAATCACTATCATTATATCCAAGTTTAAGTAAAGTAGATTTTAGTTCGGTTCTATTATTATTAATATATTCTTCTTGATTTAATGCTAATTGAAATCTTTGATTGTATAATTGTTTTTTAGTTTTGTGATTGATTCCTCCTCTTTCATTTTCAACCTTTTCTGTATTATTAATTTTTAAATAAGTGATAATATTATTACTCGATTCATTATTAAGTTTTTCATTTAATATTACATTAATATTTACATATGGTTTAGTGGGTTGATTTGGTTCTTTTATAGTGTGTTCTGTGTTTTCAGTAAATAGCTCTCTTATTATGTTAATAGACGTATATATGTTTTCTAGTTTATTGTAAATAGCAGTATTAAACTTTTCATAAGTATCGTAATTTGATATATTATTATAAGTTTCATTATCATTTAATTTAATAATAAATTCTATAAAATTATTAATATGCATAACAATATTACTGTTATCGAACTTATATTGATGATATCTAGATTTATCTTTTTCTATACGGTCTTTAAAATCACCTATATTTACTAATGCATCAAGTATATCATTGAACATTTTATCTTCTATTTCATCCTCCGTAAATCGAATATAAGAAAAATCAATAAATAAATCTAAAACAGTATTAAATTGTTTGCCTGTTGCATCTACGTATGAACCCTTATAATCATACTCTTTTAATGAGATAATTGTTTCAATATCTAGTGAATTAATTTTAAAAACAATAGGACTATATAATGTTTGATAAATGCTATTATTGCTTTCCTCGATTAAATTATATAAATTACGTATAGCTGATAGTTCTGTATTATATTTTTTATAATCGTCCTTTTGTATATTTAATAAATCTGCAATATTTTCATATATTTTACTAATTGTTTGACTATTTTGAAGTTTAATGAATTTTATAACGTCTTCTATACCGCCAATTTGTTTAATATTACCGCTAATTGTATCACTAGTAGATGTACTATTATCGATATAAAAAGCTACAGTTTCACCTTCTTTTTTAACTAATAATAAATTAAAATTGCTTTTATCATTATTTTTTTGTATATCTGTTCCTGTTATATTCAAATTATCGTTGATATCGACTACTTGAAATGGATTTTTACTATAAAAAATATTAACAATATTTATATTGGTGTCACTAATAAATTGAAATGCCATTATAAAATATGGATGAGTTCCTGCTATTTTTTCATCGAATTTTATTTCTGTGTTTTCCATTTAATAAACAATATATATATTAACAAGACAACTTTATATTTGTGGTATAAACAATATTAATAATAATAGTTAATATTATTAATGTTAAAAAAAATAAATTCCCAAGATTTTTGTATAGCAGTAGCATCACACATATCCAATAAAAATAGAATATCTTATTTAATAGAATGCTTAATATCATTAACAACCCAGAAAATGCCTATATCTGTTTATTTATCAATATCATTTGGAGATAATGAAATAAAAATGAAAACTTTAAATAGCATCAAAAATGAAGATAAAATAGTAAATGAACACCTAAATATATTAGTTCGTAATGAAAAAACTCCCCAAATGCGACATTATTATTTATTAAATGAAGAACACTTAAATAAATATAAGTGGATAATGTTTTGTGATGATGATGATAGTTATATCCCAGAAAGAACAAAAATGATAATGGAATGCATAACAATAAATGAAGAATATGTAAAAGATATGAATAAAGATGAAGAAAAATATATATTAGGAGGATTATATGAAAATATATCAAAAGAAGACCATCGCATAAAACGACACGAATATTGGTGTTATTGTATAAAACAAATATTAATGTATGAATTTTATAGAGTAGTGAGTGAAAAGCCAGATGTTTTAAATGATAAATGCTGTGATGTATTATTTGGTGAGTATTTACGAAGAAAATCAACTAATTGGTTATATGCACGCATAAATACACCAATGTATAATTACAGAATAGAAGAAAATACGGACTCGGTTACAGGATTTATTCAAACCAATCAAAATAAATATACAAATCAAACCAGCCCACCAAATTTAAATGATGAAAAATGGATAGATTATGTATTAAACTGGAATGAATTTTTACAAAACAATATACATATTTTTTTACATGATACTTATCTACGAACATTAGTAGGTGTAGATTTAGATAACATTTTAAGAACTGAATTTCAAAATAATTATTTTATATTGGATTATGTAGATCAAAAACATATTTTACAAATCACCGAATTACATAATCGTGTGAAAGGCGTATGTGCAAAAATTTATGATTTAGGTTTATAATTGGATTCTTTTGTTAGATTTTATTATTTCTATATGATATAGCAATAATGGCAAGTACTGTTATTAAAATTCATACTGCATTTACAATTAGTGATGGAACAAATTCATCCACATTTGCAACCACAGATGCAGATTATACACCAAGTACATTTGCAAACAAATTGTCAGCTGATTTAAATAATACTATTACTGTAGGTATTGATTCTAATTTATCAGATTCTACACCTTATCATCGTGTCTATTTACAATTTACAAATGCTGTAACGCTTACTGGTATTCCTAGTTATATTTTTTCATTAGGAGGTATTATTTCAGTGAAGGCTGGCGGTCAATTGAATTTTCGTAATATACATTTAGATGCAGATATGACCTTTAATGTAACGAAAGCATTTGAACCACAATCACAAATCGGTGAAGATATTGTTGGCATTGAAAACGGCGAAAAATCAGGTTATACTGTCTCAATAAATAAAGATGGTAACATTATGGCTACTGCGTCTGTTGTATACGCGGGAGGTCGTGTAATAACATATGAACATAAAATACCAACAACCACTGAATGGAACACTGCAAATATTGTTATGAAAGGTACAGATACAAGTCAAGTTACAGATAAATTATATTGGACACGACGTGGTAGTATTATTAGTGGTACTGACAAGGCTGCTCTATGTAGGTTAAATAATAGTGGAAATATATTAGCAGTTGGTGATTGGCAACTATCTAGTAGGCAAGGTCGCGTATATGTATATGAATGGAGGATGGAGAACGGAGTTACCGATTGGTACCCACTTGGAACAAATCATCCAATTGAAATAAGTACCGTCAATACTTCAAATTATACTAAGCTTAGTTTAAATGGTGATGGTACTATTTTTTGTGCGAGTTCTTCGGGCAAACAAACTGTAAAAGTATTTCAATATATAAACGATACTTGGAGCGGAATTAAAACATTTGAAGAAACTTCAATAGCTGGATTTGGTAGTTATACAGAGATAAATGATGCTGGTGATATTATAGCTATTGGTGCCAACACGGCGGTATACAATAGTAATGCAGTAGGTGCTGTATATGTATATAAAAATACAGACAATAATTGGGCTAGTATTGGAACTATTCAAGGAGTTTCACCTAGTGGCAAATTTGGTCATATTTTGTCATTAAATGCAGCTGGTGACATTCTAGCCGTTGGGGCTGAAAAAACAGATGCAGGTACTGATCATGGTACAATAAAAGTGTATCAATATTCAGGAAGCGGTACCACTTGGACCCAAATTGGAAATATTGAAGGAGCCTCTCCACTTGATTCTGACGACAAATTTGGCCGCGGGTTAGCATTAAATTCAACAGGTAATGTTTTTTCCGCTTCGTCTACAAATTACATCGATACAACACAAGCAAATATTAAGCCAGGTATTATATTCACGTATATATATGACAACGGTACTTGGAGTAGATTAGGAACTCCTATTAAAGGTTATGAAAACGGCGATAATTTTGGTACCGATATACAATTTAGAGGCGATGATAAGTTTATAGCTGGAAGTTTTTATTATGATGGTAATGCTGATAGTAGTACTTATGATTTAGGTATGGCACAAGTACATAAAATAGAAATACCAGCCATTTCACATACCTCAACTATTACCGCTGGTAATCATTTCATCAACAATTTCGTAAGCAAACTTGATACCGACATAAGTACATACTCATTATCATTTGATGAACCAAATAAATCCATTATATTTGATGGTCTTACTTCAGATATTTCATTATCAATTACAAGCACTGATACCACAGTATTTGATACTTCCATCACCGAAATGACCTCTTCTACAAATACACTGCCATTTATCACCTATGGGCAACCAGAAGGAGTTGAATCAACTGCAGAAATAAAAATTCATACTGCATTTACAATTAGTGACGGAACAAATTCATCTGCATTTGCAACGACAGATACAGATTATACATTATCTACATTTGCAGCTAAACTAACTACTGATTTAAATAATACTATTAGTGTAGGGGTTGATTATCATTTAACAAATATACCTTATTTACAATTTACAAATGCAGTAACGCTTACTGGTATGCCGAAGTATATTTTTGATATACCTTTTAGTGATTTTTCATTGAAAGCAGGTAGTCAAGTGTATTTCCGTAATGTAAATTTAGATGCAGATATGACCTTTAATCTTACAAAACACGCAAAGGCTCAAGTACAAATCGGTGAAGATCTTGTTCCTACTGCAACAGAAGGCGGACATTTCGGTTATTCAGTAGCAATAAATGCAAATGGTACCATTGTAGCTATTTCGAATCATTCCTATAATAATGGCAAAGGTCGTGTAGTAGCGTATGAATATAAAATCCCAACAACCACTCAATGGAGCACTACAGATATTGTTATAAAAGGTACAGATACAAGTCAAGTTACAGGTAAATTATATTGGACACAACGTGGCAGTATAATTGATAGCATTCCTACTGAATCTACTTATACTGGTGCGGTTGATTTAACTAATAGTGGAAATATCTTAGCTGTTGCATCTTTAAATGAAAGTGGAGCGGACGGTGTATTAAGAGTCTACGAATATATAAATGATGATTGGTCTATAATTGGTTCACCTATTATTGCGCCAAATGATGAAGGCGGCCCACAATATGGTGATAAGGATCTCATGCGAATAAATGGTGATGGTACTGTTGTTTGTTGGGGTAGTAAAAATTCGAAAAAAATAAGGGCTTATGAATATGACGGTACTACTTGGAACCCACTTGGAAGTGCTATTGTACCTACTAATAATGTATCTGAATTTAGTTTATCAATGAATGAGAGTGGTTATATTATAAGTGCGTCAGACACGGATTGGAATTCAAATTTAGGAGAGGTGCGTGTGTTTGAATTTTCAAACGATTCTTGGAGCGAAATAGGAAATTTGACAGGAATTTCATCTGGTGGCAAATTTGGTGTAAGTACAGGATTAAATGCAGCTGGTGACATTCTAGCCGTTGGGGCTGAAAGAGATGATACTGGTAATACTAGAGGTATGATAAAAGTATATCAATATACAGGGAGCAGTGGTAATTGGAACACAATTGGTAATATTCAAGGACCTGTTTCAGGCGATAAATTTGGTTGGAGAGTAGAATTAAATCCAAGTGGTACTGTTGTGATTGGTAGTTCTACTATCCATTCTAGTAAGAGGGGTCTTGTAAGGGCTTATCAATATGACGGTACTACTTGGAACCAACTTGGAAGTGATATTTTAGGTTATGATGATGGTCAAGGTAGGCATGAATTTGGTTGGAAGATGGCAATGGGAAATAGCGCATTCATTGCAAGTAATTATATATTTACTGATCCAATTCACCTGGCAAGAGTATATCAATTAGAAGAACCAGCCGTTTCAAATACCTCAACTATTACCGCTGGTAATCATTTCATCAACAATTTCGTAAGCAAACTTGATACCGACATAAGTACATACTCATTATCATTTGATGAACCAAATAAATCCATT